TTGTAAATAATCATCAACTTCTTTAATAGAAATATTGCCTAATATTAGATATTTGTGTTTATCCTTTTTATATGATTGTTTATTTAATGGTAAATAAGTATTATTTTTAAATACAATATCTGTAATTTCATTATCATCATTAACAATTATACCTTTTTCTTCATATGGTATATAATCTATATTATCAATAGATGGTAATTTATCAGGGAATTCATAAATTAATTTAATACCTTCTTTAATAGATGTAGGTAATATAGGATGTATTTTATCATTATCAATGATATGTGATATTTTACAATAATTATCCACAAAGAATTTGTAATCATGTATATCTTTATCCTTTATAATGTCTTCATATGTTGATATTTTATCAGGGTTCTTAGATGAATATAATATATCAATATTATTATAAATTCCATCAATGATAAGTTTAATATAATTATCTACATTTGCATTAATACCAAGATCAATATTTAAATTAGAAATATGATTATTAGGTTTATTTTTATTAATATAAACAATTGGTTCATATATATTATTTTTTTTGTAAATAAAATTCACTTTATTTCTTTTATCATATTTAAATAATTGCAGACAAAGATTAATAGAATCGTCTGTATTCTCAAATATAAAGACATGTTTGTTGTGTTGTTTATTAATATTAGTGATTAAAGGTATGATATATTTATAATCTTTAATTTCATTTGACAATAAATAATCAATATAATTTCTAGATGATATAATTAGATTATAAATCATGACGACAATACGTATTTTGTGTTTATCGAATAAATTTAATTTAGTAGTAAATTTGTTAATTAAATTAGAAGGTGCTTTTAAATGTTTATGATAACATATTTTTTTTTTAGAATAATCATATTCGTTTAATGATATATCTTCAAAATGCTTAATAATATCATCAACATAAGTATCTAAGTGAACTTTTTTAAGTAATTCTTTAGTTGGATCATAATTGATCATACATAAGAAATATTTGATATCTTTTTTAGTATATTTATCAGGTTTAAATAATTGTAAAATATTACCATCACCGATATTCATCATAATAAAATATGGATCATCTTCAATATGTGATATTAAAACAGTATTAATATAATGATATGGATTATTAATCAAAAATTGTTGGTTAGTAGAAATATTGTTTGTTTTTATTTTCTCAATAGTTTTATTGATTGTTTCTTTGTCTATTTTTTCAAGTGATAAAGCTTGTTTTATTAATTTAATAATTTCTTCTGGTTTTTTATTTTTATTGATTTTATTTTTATAATCTTCATCTAATGATATAAGAGTATGAATAAGTGAATTATTATCTTGTGTTACACCATTAATAACAAATCCTCCAAGATTATTATATTTAATATTATCATCATGATTAAACATTCGTTGTAATTTAGGATGTACATGACAATATTTTCCTTTATTACATAGTGATAATTTACTAATATTAATATCTTTAACAGTCGTTTTACTAACAGAATATTGTTCAGTATATACTTCATCAGGAGCAGATTTAATAAGAGTAGGTTTACGTTTTTTACAACATGGGATACGTTTATCACCTACATTATTTTTAGAATCCATCCAATCAGGACCAACAACTCTAACAATATTTTTATAAACATCATCAATTAATTCAAGTATTTTATCAGATAGATCTAATTTATCAATAAATTCTTGAAATTTGTCCCAATTTAATTCAGATATTTTGTCATCAACTTTGATACCATTAGAATCAATAATTTTAATAATACGTTTTTTAAATATTTCATCATTAAGATATTTAAATTGAGGACCAGTTCTGTTTAATATATGTTTATCGGATTTACCTTTTTTAACTTTAGGAGGAATAATATCATCAACATATTTATGAATATCTCTAGGATGAACAGGTAAGTTTTTACTGATATCCCAATATTTAGGACAAACATAATTAATATTTACAGATTTATCACTTGATTTTTTTTGTTTAATAGGTTCTGAAAATGATTGAAATTGATCAGTTTTTATCTTAAATTTTTTTAATAATTCTGCGGAAGAATGTTTTGATAATTCACGTTTTTCATCAATAGTAATTTTTTTTATATGTAATAAGTAATTAAGAATATCATTTATTTTTACGGTTTCGAGTTCGTTATCATATAGAGCAGTGACTTGTTTATTAGCACTTGCCTGACATAATCTATGTCTTCCTCTAAATAAATCAGGATCATGTTTATCTAGTTTATGAGTAAAATAATTACTTATATTCATTATTTCTGTTTCAGATGAACCACCGCCTTCATATTCCAATGAAGATAATGAATCAGAATTTTGAGATAAATCAACAGAAGGTTCAGGTTTAGATGGTCCTTCTTCATCTGATACACTTTCAGATTCAGAATCTGAATCAGAATCTTTATATATTACTTTAGGTTTGATATTAGAAGGTTTATCAATTTTATTTTCTATCATACGGATTTTTTTAGTATATGTATTAATATTTTTAAACAAATCAGAATATGTTTTATCAATTTTATCAGAAATATAATTTTTATATTGAAACATGATAAAATGAAATAATTTAGTAATTCGTGATAATTCTGAAAATGATGTAATATTGAGTATTTGTATTTTAATACGATTATTAGGTTGTCTGCTGATTATTATATCAGATCCAGGTTCTTTAGATAAATATCTATAACCTTTATCATCAGAAATAGAATTTTTTTCTTCCCATTGAGTATATATAGTTTGTGCATCTTCAGATGATATACCATTATTTATACGAATAACATCAATAATTTGATTATTGGAATAATTATATCTAGGATGTTTTAATGATGATATGATAGAATCAATAACATTCATATTTTCATAATTAGAAACTCTTTTATAATGAATATAAATATTATTATCTTTTTCTAAATCCATTCTTTCTTTTTGTATGCGAAAATGTGTATAAAAATTAGTGATAAAATTTGTAATATTATTGTGTTTATATATGGGTTTATTCTTATTATTGATAAAATTATCCATCGAATAATCAAGATCAACATTAAAATATTCTAAATGTAAATTATCATTAATAATCAATTCATTGATATCTTCATCAGAATATATACGATTATTATTTATTCGATTTATGACCTTATTAGATTCATCAATTATTTGTTGAATACATTTTTCGGTAATAGTTATATTATTATAATTATTTATGATTAAATCAATATCACCATTTAGATGTAGAATAAATGAGAAAAATATATCACCGTTTTCAGTAGTAGTATGTATTTTAAGAAAAAATACATTTTCGTATTTTATGAATGATGGTACATATCCTATGTTTAAGGGAATATATTCTTTATAATCTTTGATAAATGATTTACATAATTTTTTTGTGATTATTTTATCATCAGATGATAATTCTAATTTAAGTGAATCTTTATATAATTTATAGTAAGTGTCTTCATAATCTTCTAAAATAAGTTTTGATAAAAAATATGTATCTGATAATGGGAAATCAGCAAATAATTTAGTGATATTGACACTATTAACATTATCAGATTTATAACTTAATTTCATCAGATTAAAAATATTATAATCTTCATCAAGTAAAAATCTATCATCATTAATTTTAGAATTAAGTAAATTAAATATTTTGTAATTATTTTCAATTAGTTCGTGAATATTATAATAATTTTCTTGTGATGATTTTTGATAAGCAGGATAATATAATATATCTCTTTCTTTAAAATTAGGGAAATATTTAAGTATTAATCCTAAATATATTTTTTTAAAATTACCACCTGTTTTAGAATTAAGATCATTAGTAATATTAGTTAAATCAATATTAAATTTTTCATTTAAAAATTCTTTTAAACTGAAATAGTAAATAGTTTTGTCAGAAATATTATTATTTTCAAATAATTCATTATATTTATCATGTCGTTTTACATATATACGATTATTCATATCATCAACAAAATTAGTATCGATTGAAACATTTGTGATCTTATTAGATTTAATTATATGATTAATATTATCAATATTATCATAATCGAAACAAATTGATTTATCACCAGAATAAGCATATATCTCATCAATCGATGTAATTTCTTTAGGATAACAATAATGAATAATTTTTTTGATAACTATATTATTAGTATCATCAGGATATAATAAATCATCATTAAATGTATATTCTTCACCAGATATAATATTAATGACTTTATAATGAATATTATCTTTATGATGATAAAACATATATATATTATATTATAAATAAAAAAATATTATTATTTAGAAAAATCATATGGTGTGTGTGATATTCTCATACCACAATATTCTACAGGTGTTTTAGAATAATCTATAGGATGATATAAACTTATCTTAGACATTTCTTCTAGATTAAATTTCATATATGACCAAAATGAATCATCATGTCCAACAGTTTTATTCATAACATGTGCTAATTCATGTCCGGTAGTAAACATAATAGTGTTATCATCATTAAAAGGATAATTTTCTTTAATATGTCTAAGACATATAGCAAGTTCTTCTCCTTTATTCACAGAATAACTTTTATATTTGTGATGAGGATCACACTCAATAAGTGCATTAATTTTAAGATTATTAATCATTTGTTTAACACCGGGATTTTCAGGATATGTATTTTTCATATGACCAACAAATTTTAAAATATTATCTTTAAGTACAGATAGTTTATTAGCAGCATCTTGTGAATTAGGTAAATCTCTAACAATATATATTTGATTATCTAAAGTTGATTTAACTTTAACGACATCTTTATCAAGTATTTTATTATTAATAAAAGACAATGATAAGAAAAATACAGATATAATTATGATTAATATTAATAAATCGTCCATATATATAATATATAATATAATATATATTATGAATAAAATGTTCGTTATAGGATTATTTGGAGGATTAGGAACATTTATATATTATTGTTTTGTTCGTGAAAAAATAAATAAAAATAAAATAATAAAAGTAAATTTTGATGAAACAAAAAATAAAATTATAAAAATAAAAAATAAAGATAAAGAAGAAAGTAATAATGATGGACAAAATGAAAGTAAAGAAATAATAATTAAGAATGATAAAATATCTGATATATTAATACCTGAAGAAATATTATCAGAAGAAATAAAAAAAATAATAGATGTTTATGTAGATAATATGATAAATAATGAAATAAAAAAACATTATCAGTTAATAGTATATGAAAAACCGAAATCATTATTTGAATTATATTCGAATGATAATTGGGAAATAATGTAAAATTAAATACTTAATAATTAAAATAATTTATATGTAAATGGATGAAAATGTCAAAAACTTTATTTATGCTGGATTTGGTGGTATGATATCACGAACAGCGACAGCTCCATTGGAAAGATTAAAAGTATTATATCAAAATAAAAAAAATATAAAAGTATCATATTATACATATTTTCCACAATTAATAAAAAAAGAAGGTTATTTATCATTATTTAATGGTAATGGGATAAATTGTTTAAGAGTAATACCAGAATCTGCTATAAGATACAGTGTATTTGACTCAAGTAAAAAATATTTTGAGAAACAAAATATGAATAAAAATTTAAATTATTTTATATCCGGTAGTATTTCAGGTATAACTGGATCTTGTGTAGTATATCCATTAGAAACAGTCAGGACAAAATTAACAGCACAATCAAATAATAATATGTATAATGGATTCGTTGATTGTGTAAAAAAATCATATAATACTAATGGTATTAAAGGATTTTATAAAGGTAATGTTTTATATACTATTGGACAGATCCCATATCAAGGGACAAATTTCTTAACATATGAATATTTAAAAAATAATCATGAAAATACTCATACAAATTTATTGTTATTTGGTTCAATAGCAGGATTTACATCAATATCATGTAGTTATCCTTTCGAAATAATAAAAAGAAGAATGCAATTAAGTGGTGAATTAGGAAATCCTACATATAAAAATACATTACATTGTGTAAAACATATGTATAAATATAATGGATTAAGATCATTTTATGCTGGATTTATACCACAATGTGTAAAATTAATACCAGCAAATTGTATATTTTTTTATACTATAGAAATATCTAAAAGTATTTATTAATTAAATTTGATATATTTATTAAAGAATAATAAAAAATGGATATTGAAGAATTAATATCAAATATTGATCAATATGATGAGATCACAAAACAATTTTATAATAATTATGTTAAAGATAAAGAATTATCATTTGATAAATTATTAAAAAATTCATTAAAACAATCTTCTTTTAAGATGAATGTAAACAAAATAATTTTAAGAAAATCATTTTTAAATTTAGTTGAAAAAAAGATTCTAAAGATGGATAATGATTTCTTAAAGTTATTGATAAAGAAACCTCAACGAAGTTTATCTGGGGTACAACCAGTATCAATTTTAACATCGCCATATCCATCATGGGTTGATGATGATGATGTCACACATATCCAAGAATTTAGTTGTAAACATAATTGTTATTTCTGTCCAGATGAAAGAGATAAAAATGATAAAATGGTTATGCCAAGATCATATTTATCAAGAGAACCAGCATGTAGTAGAGGTTTAAGAAATAATTTTGATCCTATAGAGCAAATTTATGATCGTTTATTCTCACTTGAGAATCAAGGACATCCATTAGATAAATTAGAGTTAATAGTTTTAGGTGGTACTGTTTTAGAATATCCACGTGAATATTTAGAGTATTTTGTTAGACAATGTTTCTTTATTTGTAATATGTATCCTTTAAAATCAGGAAGAGATATGTTGTCATTAGAAGAAGAACAAAAATTAAATGAAACAAGTAAAATAAAGATAATTGGTTTAACATTAGAGACACGTCCAGATGGAATAAATCATGAATCAATCTATTTTCTACGACGATTAGGCGTAACCAGAATGCAAATAGGTATTCAACATACACATAATCATTTATTAAAAAAGATTAATCGGGGTCATACAGTAGAAGATTCAATTAATGCGATACGTTTATTAAAAGATTCAGGTTTAAAAATTATAGCTCATTTGATGCCAGATTTACCTTTCGCTACGATGAAAGATGATATAGAAATGATGACAAGAATATTAATTAATGATGAATTATTATGTGATGAATATAAAATATATCCTTGTGTAGCGACTGATCATACTGTAATTCAGAAATGGG